TTAATCTATGAGTTCTAAACGTTTCATTACCGCATCAACTTTTTGCGCGTTAAAGGGCTTAGCTATAAATTCTTTTGCGCCTAGCTCCCAGGTATTTTGCACTGTTTCAAAGCTATTGTGGCCTGAACACATAACAACATGTGCATGAGGGTGTTCGTTGTTAATCGACTCTAAAATTTCAATGCTTTCAGAATCAGGTAAATCAACATCTAAGAATATAACGTTGGGTGATTTTTCAATAAGCAGAGGTTTAGCACAATTAAAATTATCGCACTCAATAATGTCATCAAAACCTAAACCGGCTAATACTTGGCTTAAATCAGCGCGGATCTGTTTAACATCATCAATAATTAAAATTGGTTCGAGTGGGCGTACAAATTCCATATGAATACTTCAATGTTTTTTACGGCTTGTGCTTTAATATTAAGCTAAGCATTAAGGAACCTCAAGGTGATAACTATGAATAACCATAATAGTTGTTTAAAGCCACTTAATGTCCGATACCGTCTAGTATTGGACTTAGTGAGCTTGAAGCTTTTAAAATAGACCGCTGTTTATATATAGGTATATTACTACCTATAATTTATATTATGTTAAATAGCATATATATGTACTTAAGCAAACTAACTATCTGTAAGGGGTTGTTCATTTCTAGAATAATGATGATATGAGGATTTTCGCCCTCGTCTTTTGGAAAAGCCCATTATTACTGGGGTTAGCTAATCCTGAGCGGAAAATTAGTTAAATCTGGATTACGCTTGGTTTTAGACGAAACCTGTTCAAACTGACTCATTACCCAATCATTCCTGCTCATTATACGTTTAGAATTAGATCATTTCTGATCGTTTAACTTTCCTTTAAATACACTTTAAACGCCTTTTAAACGCTGTTTAAATATTTTGAGCTGCCGATATTTAAAGTTTTTCGGCAGCTATAATTGTATTGAACTGCGGTCCTAGCTCTATTGTGATCATAAAACCTTGGTACGATATTTTTACTTGGTTGCCTATATAAGTAAACGTATTTGGATTTTGAACAGCGTTCATTAGTTCGTGTATTTGTTCAATTGCTAATTGGCCAGTTAAGAGCTTTTCAATTTGAGCGCTGCTGACTGTAACAGTGCTACTATATATAGGTGCGTTTTTACGTGATAACTCGTTTAGTAAATTTACTGGCAAGTGCCCTAGCGTAAATTGCTGGCCATCGGCTCCTGATTTTTTAAGTGCCAACTTTGCTGCTTGCAAGTTTACCTGCTTTATATAGTACTGCTTAGATTTTAAAACTGCCTCGTTAAATTGTGATACCGCCAGTTGTTGTAAATCCTTTGATAGATTTATGACTGACTTACCCGCTGCAATGTCTGCACCTAACCATGCTTTCCCTGGATTATAATCCCAACCTAAATCAATGCCTGGTAACTTACTTAGCTCTTCACCTGTAGATGGATCAACAACATTAAATGACTCCATAAACTTATCTACTTTTTCAGGCTTGGTAACAGATAAACCCATACGTGCTATATCGCGCGCATTAAGTGATACTACTTTACACCTGCAGTTATACCCATTCGGTGGATAATGTGTATCCCAAAAAGGATGATCCACTGGAAGTAAAATATAATTCCATTTACCGTGTTCAGGTCTTACGCGGCTATCACCAGCAGTTAAGTATAATAAATATGGCCTGCGCTCTTTTAAACGCTGTTGTTGTTGCCAACGGCCAGCTGCACGCGCGGTGTTTTTATTGTTTTGATAAATTACTTTTGAACGCCAGCCCCGCTTGCCATTGTATGACCAACCTTGATCACTCACTATTTTGTCAAAGCGTTTTCTAAAGTCCGATATAGTTTCGCCATCACTAATCGCTTTATCTACTGCTTTATATAGCTCGTTTATAATTTCGATTTGAGTTGCACCGGCAACAGTAAATGCCTTGGCGTGAATTAAGCCTTGTAAATCTTTATATGATTCACTGGTTAGCTTAATTTTGTCTTTGAAATGAGAAATGGCTTCCTTGAACTTAACAAGGTCGCCATATTGTGGAGCTGGTAAGGCCATATTATTGCTCTTTTAGTGACTGTTGAATGTCCTGAATTTCATTTCTTCGTGAATTATCACGGCTATTACCAAAGAAGAAATTCAATATTGACGCTACAACGGTGCCTAAAATAAAGCCCAAAATGGTGTCTGCAAAGCGTGTTGCGGTATCTGGAATGGTTAAAAACGTTATACAGCCTATGTATATAACCGTTGCAACAGACCAAAACCACGCATAGTAATAAATGAAGCGTTTAGAAAACTTATCATCTTGATTAAGTGCCTGTATCTGCATATTTCGGGCGCTTTGAGTATTTTTAAACGCTAAATCATCAAGCTCTTTTTCACGGTTTAATATGGTTTGCCTAAGCTCTTGTTGTAATGCACTCGATTGCTGAATACGGTTCATAGCCTCTTGTGGTGAACCGCAATTAGTGAGTGTTTGTGCCATATCAACAACTTTAGACGCGACCTTTGATCCATTGTCGCCCCCTATCCAACTGCCTATTTTTTTATCCAGGCCTGTGAGCTTTGCAAGGCCGAGCGCTATCGTAACTGGGTCCATTTATGCCTCCATTGATTCGTAAGATATGCCACCAATCAGTTCAAGCTCGATATTTTCAATGCGCTTAAATTGACGAACAAGTGACTTAGACGTTGTAAAAGAACAATCAAAATATTCAGTTTTATCATGCAATTTTGGGAAATGCTTTTTTGCATCGCGTTTACCAAAGGTTTTTTGAATACGCTTAATTTCAGTAGGTTTATATAATGATATGGAGCGCTTGCGCCATACTTGCTCAAGGCATACAGGGCGTGACTCTTTTTTGTTAAACCATTCACCTTTTATGAAGTCATCAATATAAACGCTTAACACGGTTGTCGATTCAGATTTTCTCTGACGTTGAACAGAGACTTTGTGATCACCTACAGAGAAAACAACATTACCAAATGTGCCTGCAAGTTCGTTTTCTATCTCTGTCCACTGCTCTTTTGTAATGGCCATAAGCGCCCCGCTACAGTTTTGCTATATCGAGTGAAATTGCTTGCTCAATGCCGTTATCATCTTGCTTGTAAAAGCGGATAAAGCGGGTTGAGTCAACCACGCCAACGGATTCCGCAATAATGTTCATGGCTTTAGCCCATTTGCCTGAATCGTCAGTAATTTCGAGTTTACGCAGCGCTAAAATGCGTTGCGGGTTAAGTGAACCTTGCTTATCGGTATTGAACGTTTTGCTAACAATAGCCTTAATGTTTTGATTGCCGCCTTCGGTCCATTCATCTAGGCATTGATCAATTAATTGTTTAGCAAGGGTAAGTTCTGGGCCAAGTTCAATGCGTTCTTGCGTTTGCAGAGTTACTTTTAATTGGCTGTCAAAGGTGCGTAACATCACATTGCCTTTTTTACCGCCTAAGTTAACGCCATGTTCTTGAGCTAATAGCTCTATAAAGTCGTCGGCCTCAGCCATTAAACTTTGTTTAAACTCTGCCAGTGCTTTTTGCATTTCAATCGCTTTATCAATGGCTTTTTTAACAAACTCGTCTTTGATTAAATCGGTTTGTTTGATGTTAGCAATGGCGACTAAATTGCCTTTGCCGTCTTTTAAATACCCGTCAGGAACATTATTCATTGTCTATCTCCACAGTTTTAGAATTAGCCTCGTTCATGCCTGCCATAAACTCATACTCCATTGCTGATTGGGCTACTTGCACCAGCGTAGAGTCTGAAATATCGGGGAATTGTGAGGTGATTTTTTGTTTAAGTTCGTCCAGGTCTTTTGATGCCTGAGCAAAATTAAAAAGCTGTTTAATGGTGTCGTCTGTTGCGTGATCAAACACATCTAACTCGTTGGTAAGCTCTACGCTTTCAGTTGGCTTTTTGGCAAACTCTGTTTTAGCAGGTGTTGCAATGCCATGGCCTTCGTCGGGCACATCAAGTATTGCTTCACCGTCTTTTGGTTTAGGTACACCGAGCTCTTGATAAGCCCAGTCTTCACCAACTGGCACAATACGGGCGGTTTCGCGCACGCGGGTTACGGTGTCGGTGTTAATTTCGCGTTTGTCTTTAAAAATGAATTTTGGCGGTTCGCCACCATCAAAATTTACCGTATGAAGCGAATTTAAAAGCTGATTGCGGTATGACGCTACAAGCGCCCTGTCTGAGCGTTGGTTGTCGCCTGCACGTTTTGCATGAGTTTCGCTGGCAGCACGTGCGCCGCCATTTTTTTGCTCTGTTGCTAAGGTTTGACTGGTTAAAGCTTTGCTTATTTCAGCATTACAAAAGTTAACCAAGCGCTCGGGCACTGGCTCGCCAGATAGCTTGCTTTCAATAATATCAATGCTTGTGTCATCGGGTATGGCGGCTATGCCGTCTTGAACAAGCTTAGCTAGCCCATCAAGTAAGTTATTTATGTCTGAATCTTTACTGCCTATTGGGTATTTACCCACAGGAAATGGAATACCAAAGCGCTCGCACAGCTGTACAAAAAACTTAAAGCCGCCATGCTTAAACGTCCATGGCCAAAAACAACTACTTAATAATGCAATACCATACGGGTTTTCGGCACTTGGCATATGGCGAACACACGACCAACGACGAGAATCGACTATTTCGCCCTGTGGGTTTTCACTGGTTTTTACTAATAACTCGTGATCACTATTAAACGCAAAGCGGCTGTTACGCCATGTTTCTACGTATTCGGGTTGCCAATGGCCATTGCTTTTAATGTACTTGCCAAGGTGGGTAACACTAAAACCATTTAAAATGGCGCTGTAATTGTGCCAGTCCATATCGGCCCATTCTGTATGTGGGCATGGTTTACGGGCAAAAAAGGCTTTAGCTAACTCATAACTTTTTAAACTGGCTGCGTCATCCCCCCCTGGTACAAGCTCGGTGTTAAAGCTAAATAAGCCACTGCGCAGTGAGCGCAACTCTCCAATAACGTGCGCATCACGGGCTATTTCTTCATAAATAGCGGTGTTTTTACCCGCACGGCGCAGTATTGGATCTGGATTTGGTAGCTCAGTAATAAGCGCTGTTAGGCTAGGGTCTAAGCGGTTTTGGTCAAACATACGGTTAAGCGCAGCGTATGCTTTTGATGTAATACGTGGCTTGCTTTTAAACATGATAGCCCCTTATTTGTTTTGTCACTTTACGGCTATTTACACGAGGAACGCCGCCTGCCCCTGTACTGGCTATCATCCATAAAATAGCCAGGGCACAACTTAAATCATAGTGATGGGTTGTTTGCTTTTCTGGCCAGTTTTCAAGCTCGTCGAGTAGTAAGCGACACCGTGAATGAAAGGCAATTTGTGCCGGCGTATTGGTTACATAAGTTTCTAGTGAGCCTATACGTTCCTCTGCAGATATGGTTGCTGTAACACCACGTAAAGGCAGTGCTATACCTTGCTCTAAGCCTGTAGTAATAAATTGGCTACGCATAAAATCAAAGGCATTGTTATTTTCAAAGCCCCATACGCGGCAGTTATATTCTTTTTGGGCGCGAATTAAGTCGTTAAGTAAACGGCTAGTACCACGAACCTTACGGCTTTCGTATTCAACGTGCAGCTTTTGTAAATCTTGGGAATAAAAACCCACTAATATAGCGCTGGGATCGGCTTTTTCTGTTTTGCCCATACTTGGGTCGCACGCGCCATAGGGTATCCATTCGTTTAAGCGGTCTACCCAAAAATCAAACTGGTAAAATATGGCTTCTTCGTCACTTTTGGCAATGCCTTGCATTTCACGGTTAAACTCACGTTTATTAGCCGCCCACATACACATTAAATCGTAGAGTGTACGCACACTTGGCCAACTGGTTTGGGCACCTTTAAGCATTTGCTTTTTACGCTTTAACCAAAATTTAAACGAGGGTTTTTGCTCAGTTGAAACAGCCTCACCCTTTGCGGCAGCGCGTTTTTCAAAGCGTTTGTCGTCGTGCACCATTAAATCGCGGCACTCTTCCCATAAATCCATGCGTTCAGGCATTTGTTTAATGGCTTTAAAGCGGTGAACAATATGCCCTGGTGCTTCTTCGGCGCGGCTTATTGGGTCATCGTTATTTAAAACGGTATTTACACCTAAAAATTTAACGGTGCCATCGGGTGGGCCAAGGTATTGCACGGCTGCTTCTAAAAAGCGCCAACGGTTATCACGCTCTGTGGGCGATTTAGCCTCGGCATCGGTAATAATGTCATCGGATAGCAGTAGCTTAGGGCGGCTGGCACCATGGAACGTACCGCGTACTGACTGCTCAGCACCACGGCTTTCAAAGCGTACGCCTTGCGCTGTTACAAACTCGCCTAACTTCCATACAGGGGATTTTTGGCACACTTCGGGAAAGTCTAACGAAAGATTATTATTGTTAAGCAACTCAGTTTTAACTACCTCGAGTGTTTTGGTTGGCATTTTTGTTTCAGCGCCAAACAAAATTACAAAATCAATAAATTGGGTTATTTTAGCAAGGCCCAGGTCTTGGCAAATTTCAGGGTCTTGCAATAGCGCCAGCACCGCTACATACACAGGGGCAATTTTTACCCCAAGGGTACTTTTGCCCTCACCACGCGGGGCTACAAACCAGTTTTTCCAGCCATTTTTAAGCTTGAGCGCTTCGGGAAACCAGTTCATAAAATAGCTTTGGAATTCAGACGCTGTTTGATCGTCGTCAAGCCACATATGATGCGGAAAATACGTATAAACAAAAAACTCAAAATCGCCGCCAAGTACACGTTTACGACGTGCTTTAATTGCAGCGGGGCTTGGGTCTATGTTGCGCTCTTTTGCTTCTATATCACGGCGTAGTGAACCGGTTATTTGTTCTATTTCAGCTAAAAACTCGCGTGAATTCATATCGGCCATTAGTCGTCTAACTCCGTATCGAGCTTAGGACCAAACGCGGTAAGTATTTCAACAAATTCGGGCGCAAAGTCAGGGTATTTGGTTGACACAAACTTAGCCAAAATTTTAAGCACTTCGGTGGCAATGGTGCGCTTTTCAAGCTTTTTATTACCGCCCGACACTTTCATTACCTTGCTCATCATATCGGTAAGTGAGCTCAATATTTTGGTGCGTTGGTCAAGTGGCAGTGCTGCGCCTTCGGCTGATTTTAAAAGCTCAAAGGTTTCGTTTACTTGAATGGTAAATTCTTCAATAAAGTCGGTGGTAAACTCCCCTGCAGTGCCTTCGCTACGGCGGCTTGCTGCACGGGCTAAGTCCCAATCGTCACCGTTTTCTTTGGCTTCCATTTTCCAGCGTCGTGCGGTGCCATCGGCCACACTGTGCTTAATAGCGGCAACACTTAACGCAAGCAGCTCGGTTACATAGCTGTGGCGTACGGCGTTTTTCTTTTCAGCTGGGTGTGCCATTAGCCCGCCATCCCATTTTTTACAGCATAGGCAATAAGCGACACAGCCAAACCCGCAGTGCCACCCATGGCAGCTACTTTAACGCGTTGGTTTGTTAGCTTTTCTTCAACCTTGCTTAAGCGGTCATCTTGCTTATTAATGGCTGCAATTTGGCGTTTTTCGCTTTTTTCTATATCAAGCTTTAAGCCATCGGTTATTTCTTTTTGACGCGCTTCGGATTTTTCAATGCTTTGATGAATATCGGCTTTTATATCTTTTAGGTCATTTAAAATAGCGGCTTGGCTGCCCTGTATTTCACCAATGGCCTGAAAAAGTAAGTTTTCTTGCTCTTGATTCATGGGTGTTCCTTACGGGTTAAATACTTTAATGCCCGTCCAGGTAGGCGTGCGCACATCAAAATGAAACCAGCTCACTTGACCTTCAATGGCGGTGATATACGGGAATTTTTGCGGGTGGGCTAATACGTAGTCACGTACTTGCTGAGCGGTGTAGTTTTTAAAGCTACAGTCGAATGCTTTGCCTAGCTTATGTTGGCTGCGTTTAGCACCTATGGTGCAATCAAGTGGGCGATAGCCACGGTATTGATTAGCACCGCCCCAATACCAGTTGTTTACTGTGCATGGGCCGAATGTGTCGCGTAACTTTTGCAGCATACGCAATGCGCGTTCATCAAACAGATGAATTAAAAATAATGGGGTATCGTTAAATAGTTCAAACGTGGCTTTAGGTACCAACTCTTGAAATATAAAACTAGGGGCTGTAGGCACGGTTACTCTATTTTTTACCGCCATGTTGAGTCCTTGTAATGTGAGTTAAACGTTGTTTATTTAGGACGTAACAGGCAGGCAAACGGGTATCGCGTAAAGGTTTTTTGTTTGCAGGATTTAGCAGCTCTTTTACACGGGTACGTAATGCGGGCAAGTCTTGATACGGGCAACGGCGAGATAACGCTATTTGCTCGTTTTTGGAGCTGGCCGACACAATAAGCTGAGCTAAAAACTCAATAATTGGCGCATGCACTGTTTTTGTCATGCGTTAAGTAAATCAATTTAGGGGGATGCTAAACACTGTAAAGTTTTTTGCGGCTGGGGCTTTCGAGTTGGTCTATTAGGTTAGAATAAAAAGGCTTGCTATTACAAGAGGGGCAAGCCAACTTTTTATTCAAAGTTATTTTGAGTTTTTTTTAATGCGTTTAACAAAAACCAAATATTCCCTCTTTTTAGTGATGGATCTAAAGTCTTTTGATACTTATCTAAATAGATAATTAACTCATTAGTCACTTCTTTTTCTTTTTCTAGCTCCTTGGATGCACCTATAAAGTCCACTCTTCCATTTATAAAGGCTGCAAAATATCCAATATCTCGGCCTTTCCAACCAATTACTAATTGTTTTAAAGTTTCGATTTTTATTTCATGCAAAATCGGTCTTGTTTTATATCCTGCATCTGTATAAAGGCAAGAATTTTTGAATGACTTTCTCATTTCATTTATTAATTTAGTTAATTCTTGGCTTCTTTGATCTTTATAAATAGAATCAAGGTATCTATCTAATTCTAGCTCATATTTTTCTTCAACAAATGTTCGACTTCTCATCCCTTCATAATTTTCAAACTGTTTTGAACTAGCAATATTATTAATTTTTTCAAAAGTTATTCTTTCATCTTCTTCTAAAAAGCCTTTTGAAACTAAAAATTCATAGTAATCAAAACATTCAAAAAACTTCTGTACGACAACATTTTGTTCATTCAGTATGTAATTTTTAAGTTCTTCAGCACCTTTTTCAAAGTCTTGTTCTGATAATGTGTATACTTGGCTATAAAGAAGCTTATCTAAATGTGAATCTTTCTGAGGAAGTGAACTTTCGGGAAAAATATTTTCGAAATTATTTTCCTTCCCCGTCATGTATGAGAAAAAATTCTGGTGTTGTCTAAAAGAAAAAGCCTTGTAGTACTTATCATCTCGTTCAGTTATCTGCTCTTGGTTATCAACATAAAAACTTTTTGCGATAAAAATCCCGTCACTTATTATTTTTGATTTCGTTAGCTCATAGTCAATCCTAGAAAACTGTTCCAGATATAAAATAAGAGATTCAATGCGCTTTAAACTTCGTTTGAGAACCCTCAAATTGGTTAAATTGTTTTCTTTTATCAGTGTTATGATCAATTCTTCGTCTTTAGCTAACTTTTTTAACTCAGGCTTTATAGCTAAAAATAACTCTGTGGGACTCTGCCTAAAAATAATTGTTTCAGAGAATGTTTTTTCAGTAAAGGATTGTTCAAGGTTGAGTTTTTGTTCATCAGTAACGAAAATAAATTTATTTTCGCTTTGTGTAAGTGTTAAACATTCTCCAATAATATGCTTTTTTAAAGAAGAACACTCGATACGCTCAATATCATCAATAATAAATAATTCATCAGAAATATTTTTTAGCATATAGTGTTTTGCAGCACCTGCAGAGCCTTTAATAACGTTACTAATGATACTAGAACCACCTGTCACTTTCTCTGCTGTAGCAAGTAAATGTGTTAGATGGGTTACCCCTTTTGCATCATGCTTTTCTTCTAAATATCTTTTTGCTATTAATAAATCTTTAAAGTCATCTAGTGATGTAATGCCTAGTACCGATAGATATGTGATTTTATATTGGAATTTGGTTTTGAGTTCAGTTGTTAAAATTTTTTCAACATAGTAAGTTTTACCAATGCCCCATCTACCAGTAAATATAATCATGGGTGGGTATGAGTCATCGTTGAATAGATCATTTATCTGAGTAGCGTAGTCTTGCATATGAAGTTCCTTTTTAATTTAATACAAACTATGTCAACTCCTATAACTTTTCAAGACTTTATATGCCTCCCTATACTCATCCATTAAACCCGTTAAATTTAACCCCATAATTTTACGTTGGTTGATGTAACGGGCTAACAAGTTTAAACCATATTCGTACTGCCACTGCTTAGGTTTAGCGCCGCCGCTAAGTTGTAACGCAGTGAGCAGTACAAAATTGTTATGCTTCATAATAAGTTAAGTTGTGTCTCGTGCGCCCGTTCGTCTTGGTATGCACTGTAAATGCTGCTTACTTGCTGGCGGGTTATTTTAAAACGCTTAACCAGCTGCTGAATGTTGCAGGTTTTGGTGTCTAGCGCCTCACAAATTTGTTGATTGCGAATTTGCATAAGCACTTTGTGCAACATGGGTATTTGGTAGCTTGAGCCTACATTGGCATTTATTAGCTCTTTTACCAGGGCTTTTCCAAACACCTTAACTACTTCGTGATCGTCGGTTGGCTTTTCAGGGATATAAAACATTTGCCCTTGTTGTTCGGTAAGTACGGCAATGGTTTGTTCAACCCCTAAGTGTTTAACAATGCGACGTAGGCCGTGGGGTAATGCCCGTAAATCTATGCTTGATTCGCTCATGATTGCTCCTCAAATAAATAATCTAAGCCGTGCTCGCGATCAATTCGGCGTTGCTCTTGGTAGGCCTCTACATCACGGCGAATACGGCATTCTTGCTTGTCTTTTTCTTTTACATTACGGTAGCGTTTTTCCTCTGTATAAGCGGCTTTACGCGGGTTAATAGTAAAGTTTTGGTACTCTTCGTAATTAGCCATTTACGCCCCCTGCTTTGCTTTATGGCGTGCAAGCCATTGCTTAAGTACTTCAATAATATGCGGCCACTGCTGGGCGCTTTGGCTGAGCTTTTTGCCTTGTAAGTGTTTTTCACAAAACGCATCGCAGGCCTGTTTTGAATCGATATTTACAGCGCCTGCGCGGCTCAATTGGCCCCACAGGCTGTAAATCATTTTTAGTTGTGCGGGTAACTGTGTTTTACCCGCATTTGGGTTCATAGCGCGGTAACGTGCAAGCAGTTGCTGTTGCTCAAGCTTGGTTAAACCTGTGCAGGTATTAACACGACCATCGCAAATGTACGACACATTAAGTTGGTGGGTATGTTGGTCGATACCCGCCGCCTTTTGTGCAATTTTGATTTGCTGAGTCAAGTTGCTCACGCTATGTCCTCCAGGGCTTCAATTTCAAAGTGTGGCGCTTGGCCTATGCCAATAATTTTAATGCCCCAGTCTTTCATGCCGCTGGTATAAACCAGCGGAAAATCACGATAGATATTATTAAAACGTCTTGCTGTGTGGGCATGAGAGTTAATTTCATGCACATGGTGAATACTAAATAACTTGTCGGCAGCAAGTGTTGCAAAGGCCGCTTTAATGTTGCCATCGCATTTATCTATGAGCTCGCCTTGTGGGTCTTTTTTAGCAAGTAGGCTAAGCATTAATGCGTTTGTAACCAACGAGCTAAATGCTAAATGCGCCGTGTAACGTGATGTGTTTAATTTTATTGAAAATGCCATGATTAAATCCTTATTTAAATTATGTTTAAACGGCGTTTAAACCGCTGGTTTATTAAGTACTGATGAAAAAATGCCATTAACTAACAGCTTGTCTACGGCGGTGTCTGGGTTTTTGTTGGTGTGGTTAAGCAAGTGCGGTAACAGGTTTTCAACCAGCTCACGGGCGTTACCTTCAACGCGTTTGTGCAGCCATTGCCACCATTTTGCATCATCTTGGGCGAGCTTTACGGTGCCTTCGGTGAGCTCTAAAAACAGGGTGCGAATGTCTTCAACGGTTATTTGGCCGATAGGTTTAGGCCAAAAGCATACGCGGCTTGCAATCAGTTCGTAGCGCTCTTGGGTTTGCAATTTGTCTACTAGTTGAATGTTGCCAACCAAGGTTACGCCTACAATGGCTTGGTCGCTTATGGTGCGCAGTGGGTCGAGCGAGTTTGGTTTGCATTTGTCGGCTTCGTCTAAAATTATTAGGCGGTCGGTATCACGCAGTGCTTGAATAATTTTTTGCATGTTTTTATACGCGCTTGGGCAGCGCGATAAGCCCAGGGCTAAAGTTAGTTGCTCTAGCACTTGGGTACTGCTGGTTTGCTCACTGCCAGCAATTAAAATGGCCTCTTTGTTTTGGCGGCAATATTCCGTAATACCTTTGGTTTTACCCAGCCCTGCTTGGCCTGCAAATACACTAAAGCGTTTACGTTGGCGAGCTTGGTCGCATGCCATAGCAATAAGCTTAGATGTACTGGTAGGAATAAAGCGCACATCACCGTATACAATACTTATATGCTTACGCTCTATGTTTGGTTTGCCTTGTTCAAGTTCTGCAGGGCAAATAAGTGCCCAAATATCGTGTAAGTGCTTAGTAGGCTTGGCGTTGTATTTACCGTTAATAAGTTGGCTTATTGATGCAGGGCTTTTACCCATGCTCACAGCAATACTGGCACTGGTAATGTTTTGGTCGCGTATTTCGGGTGATTGCAAACGCAAGCAAATACGCGCTGCCAGTTCGCGATCAGCTTTGTTGTACGATTTATTAAAGCCGTTACGTTTTTCAATGTCGGTAATAGCGGCTTCACCAAATAGCTTATGCCACAAAGCCACAATGACTTTTTCAGGGTTAATGGTGCATTTATTTGCTAGTACTTCTTTAACTGATTGCAGTGCAAAACCACAGTTAAGTTCCTCAATACTCATGCCTGTGGTGCTTAGCTCTTGGTTTATAAGCTCAACTCGGTGCGATTGTTCTTCTGTATATGGGTGTGGTTGGCTATAGCTCATAGGTTTGTTCCTTGCGTTCATTAGGTTGATCAAGTAATTCGTTTAGGTCGATTTCGTGCTGCGCCTGTGTTGGCGTTACATCAAAATCAAAAATGTTTATGGGTGCTTGCTGTGCCTCAATACCCTTAATAGGTGCAGCAAACTTAGTTACAGACTCAACATCAATAATGCGGTCTTGGGTTTCTTGAGCTTCGATTTCACGGCGCTTGGTGTCGATGCGTTTTAAGCGGCCAGTTCGGCGTTTGCTTTCGGCTTGCTCAATACGTGACGTAGGCACTGCATGCGATTTAGTTTTTAAGTTAGCGAACATTAAAAACTCACCGTTTAGCTTATAAAGTTTGGTGTAGCTGTCGTCGTGCAGGTCGTAGGCGGCAATGAGTTCTTGGCCATTAAACTGGTGTAAAAAGTCGGCGCTGTAATCACGTTGGTGCAAGCGAAAACGGCCACGACGAATGTTTACGGTTTCGCGTGGTAGCATCACAAAGTCGCCCTCTACTGGTGGTACGCGCTCTATGTTTTCGTCCCATACTTGCTGGCGTGTTTTGCCCTTAACTTCAGGGTGTTCGCTGTTGTGGTAGTCGTTTAAAAAGGCTTTAAACTCAGCTATCCATTCGTCTACAGTAGGCAGTTTACGTTTGCCTTGTTTAGCCTCTTTAAGTACCAGTTGCTTATGGCGATCGTCGTGGTCGCGCCCGCAATACGTGCTAAAGCGTTTACCCACGCGGTCTTCCATGTGTAAAAAGAACCGCTCTATCCACTTAACCCGTGCATTACCTGGTATGGCAAAAATAACGTCTATTTCAAACTGGGCGTAAAAGCCAGTTGTATCGTCGTTCATGAGTTTGTTTTTGTAGCCTGAGCCGTTATCTAGGTAAAACATGGCAGGCACGTTGTTATGCACTTTAATAGCGCGACTTATTGCTGCTAGCGTATCGAGTGTGCTTTCGGCATAGCCAAGTTCCCAGCCCACAATGCAGCGGCTTGCTACGTCTTGAAACGCGGTTAACTCAGCACGGTAAGGCTTACCTGTTTTAGGGTGCGCTAGGTATACGTCGAGCGTGTGGCCATCGCCGTTATACATAACGCCTGGCTTAATATTATTAGTAGAGCGCAACAAATGATCTTTATGTTTTTCACGGTAAAGTTTTGCACCCATACGATACGGGCTTTGTGGGCCAAGCTCGTGCGGCAGTGCATTAATAAAGCGGCGCACTTGGTGATGCTCGGCCTTGTAACCCTCTTTATTTAGTTGGTCGCTCACTTGTGCGAAGCTTGGGCTGTTTGGGCTGTGATAAAGCTCAAGGCAGCGGGCAAGCCAGCTGTACTGGGTTTGTGCTTTACCTTTATGGTTAGGTAATAGGCCGTTAATGCCGTTGTCTTTGTAGGCATTGCACCAGTTATAAATGGTTGCACGCCCTGGTAACTTACCCAGTGCATCAATAGCGCTAATAAGTGTGCCCAGCGCTGTATTGGTGCGGTAGGCATTAACCAGTGCTTCAAACGCTTTTGGTAACGCGCATTCTTGGGTTAATAGATGGCGTACTATTACCGCCCTACTTTGGGCTTTTTTACGGGCTGTTTCGCTGGCATTTTGCCAACTCAGCTCGTTACCTGTGCTTGGTAACTTATTGTATTTTTGAACTGCAGGATGCATTGCTCTCTCCTACTCGCGGGTTTTAATACGGTCGTTAAACATGGCGAGCATGTATTCACGGTTTGCTTGGGCGTCTTGCCATTCGTCTTCGGCAAATTGTGGTATGCACTCAGCGCCGGCTAAATGCTCGGGGCCAAACTCGCCGCTTAAGCGGTTGAGCATGTGGGTAATGCGTTGTTGTATGCCTAACCATAAATGCCATGTGGTTTGTGCAGCACCTATCCGGTGGTTTAGGTCAAGATCGCGGGTATTACATAGTTGCTCGACCATGGCTATAAACTCTTCGAGCGACTCGTTAACAACGGCATTATGTGCAAACGATTTTTGGCGCACCTGTGCAACCAGCATAGGCAGCTCGTACATTTGCTTTGGGGCTTTGGTTAAGCGCTCTGTTTCAAGGGCGTTTATAAGCGTGGCTGTTTGTTGTTCAAGGTCGGTGTGCTTGTCTTTTAGCTTGCGAATTTCTTTACGGAACTCACGCACTGATAAATCGTTAAGCGTGTCTAGGTCGTCGTCATCTAACGATTCAACGGTTTCAACAGGCAAACGCGCCATTTCAATGAGTTTGCTTTTGTTCATGTTTAAAACGGCCGACGTCAGCCGTTTTGACTCTGGCAGCGCTAAAAACATTTTTGCTACAGCAATACAACTCCTTGCTGAACGTGGAGCAATGGAGTACTCATTTAACTTAGTTTCAAACTCACCGTGGCCTAAATGCATTTTGATCGACATATACAACAGCCCGCGCTTTGCGGTATCTACCAGCGCTTGCTCTTCCATACGCACAACCAATTGCCATGCGTCGTCAACTGAATCAGGCATTACAAGTTGTATGTGCCCTGCCATCTTTTCGATTTTGGCACTGAGTTGTTGTTGCTCTTCGGCACTAAAAACCTGAATTTCAGACGGTTCTTGGTCTTTGATGGTCATTGTTTTAGCCTTAAATGGGTTTTATATCGAGTGGTGTAATGGTGACGTCATTCTTGATTATCGTCGTTTGTTAGTAACGACTCAGCTATATAGCGCTGCATTGCGGTGCGCTCTTCTATTTCCATTTGTAGCTCGGCATGTTGTTGCAACAGTTGTGAACGCTGATCGACCGCTTTAAATAAAATAGGTTTTAGTAATATGTTGGCAGGCTCGGTTGAGCGCACGGCGTAACACAGTGCTGGTAAGAAATGCATTGGCATATAGTGAGCCTGGCTGGGGGCTAGCCATTTATTAAGTTTTGACTGATCAACCTCGTTATTTTGCGATCGCAATGCATCGTTCATACGGTCTGCTATTACTGGGCGACTAAAGCCTGAGCGCTTCATGGCTGAACATACACTGTGAATAAACAGGTGATATATATCGCAGTCTGGCGCTACATCGGCATCGAGGATGCTTTTAGTGAGTTGTTTTTGCTGTGCCATTGTTAAATTTTCCATGGTAAAAATCTCTTACACAATTACATTGATTAAGTGTGCTTTTTTGCCGATGCTATTGGTTACTGGCTAAAAGTTCGCGTAGTGCTTGTACTTTTTGGCTTCGGGTGTCTTTGTTTTTTACGTAGGCAGGAACATCGGGAAAAATAACCTCTACAGGTTCATCTATTATTTTGGCAATAGCGGCAGCTACTTTGTATGAAGTAGTGTGTTGATAAACAACACTGCTTACATGAGATAAGTTTAAACCTAATGCAGCGGCAAGAATTGATAGAGAATAGCCTTTTTTGTCAAGGGCTTGTTTAATTTGCTCGGGTTTCATTGTAAAGTACCTTTTGGTTTACATTCTCTTTTATGTACTTAAGCGAGACTTAAAAAAGAATGTTTTTGTTAATGTGCGGTGAGTATAGTTTCAACATATTGAAACTGTCAACACTGTAAATTTCATTATTTAGCACTATTTGTTTCAATATTTTGTATATTATTGATATTGCTTGTAATTAAAATGGATGAAAGTTTCAATAAATGACAACATTCTTGCGCGATGAACGTAATAGGTTAGAACTCACTCAAGCTGAGGCATCAAAAGCAATAGGGGTAGGAAAGACAACTTTTCTCCGTTGGGAAGCTGGGAATCCAATTCCTTCTGATAAGTTAATTGCCTTATCCGATATTGGCTTTGACATTAACTATGTCCTTAAAGGTTGCAAAGAAGAGCCATTACCAGCTAAGTCATCACAAAGTTCCGCGCTGCAAACCAGTCATGCTGATTTAACACCCGTGCCGCAATACGATTTAGCGGCCAGTGCGGGAGGTGGTGCTTTAGTTATTGCCGAGCACCCTATTGCACGGTTTGAGCTTTCAACGCGTTGGCTGCAACAAAATAACTTACATAATAAAAAATTAACTGTGGTACCTGTACGCGGCGATAGTATGGAACACACTTTGTGTGATGGTGATTTAACCTTGGTATCGCTAATTGATGACCCTGCGGATGCACGTGAGGGTGTATGCGTACTCAGGTTTGACGATGAAATTTTTGTAAAACGCATTCAGTACGACTTTAAAAGTAAGGGTTATAAAGTCACCAGTGACAATACAGCTTACTCAGGTTTTTTTGTTGAAGTTGAAGATATTGAATCTGGCAGGTTCACAGTGCTTGGCCGTGTTGAGCGCGTACTGCAAAGGACGAAGGTTTGATGGACTTAGATGAATTTTTAAAACTTGGTTTATTTGCCTCTTTAACTGTAGCGGGGACAATCGGTTTCGCAAGAATATTTTTTAAAGGTTACATAGAGCAAAAAAGCAAAAATCTTGCTACCAAAGAAGATGTTTGTGAAATTACCCATATTGTTGAGAAAATTAAAACAGATAATGCTCATACTTTAGAAAACATCAAAGCTGAACATGCTAAAAAATTAGAAGAAATCAGAAAAGAAAACCAATTATTAGTTTCTACCGTAGATAAACATTTAGCTCTAAAAATTAAAATTTATACTGATGCAATAGTGGCTTTTACATCTTTAGGACATAATTTACTCGAACTGATCGACTCTCAAAATAACTCAAATACCTTTAATACTGCAATAATAAATGAATCAAAAATAATATCTAAAGTTAGAGTTGTTGGCTCTATTGAAACCTGCGTTACTGCTCTAGAAGCTATGGCAATGTTCAATAAAATAGCCCTAGAACTTCAAAATAAGCGAGTTAGAATCTTAGTAGATAAGGATAGACTTGAATTATTAGAGAAAAAGAAAACATTAGAAAAAAATGAGAGTGAAGAGTTAGATAAATTAATAGACTCACAACTAGCAGATACGATTGATATTTCAAATCTCTGTTTGGAAAGAAATAATGAGTTTTCCGGTTTAGTCACACGCTTTGTGTTTTCAGCTAGAAAAGAACTTGGTTTAGAAATAAATGAAGCAGAATTGATACAGGCTGAAAATAATAATACAAAATCAGTAAATGAATCATTTGAATCTTTTATAAATGATATGGAAAAGATGCAATAGAGCTCCCTGATTTCGATCAGCCAATAGATTTATAGAAACCTAAGCTTTTAACTACGAAATATTCAATTTAGAAGGATCTAATTATGAAACATCAAAACTCAATTGAGTCAGATCACCTCGATTCACCAAAAAATAAGCTATCTTCTTTATGTATGATTGCATCTTATAAAACAGATAAAAATAAGAAACGATATGAACGATAAAATTAAACAAATATTTAAAATATCTTATGATACAACTGAAACTGCAGATCATACTATTGATGCTGTTCTACTTGGCAATGCCATAATTAATACAGCCAATGTTTTGAAACATACAGATAAAATGCTAAATGGTGAGGACTCTACTATTGACCTTGAAGTGCAAGCAAACAGCGAGGGCTCTTTCGTCATTGAGTTTGTTACTTGGCTAAATGGAAGTGGAGTTAACCCTCTAACTTTACTTGGTTTTGCAGCTGTACCTATAGGAATAAAAAGCTTAATGGATGTGTTGGGGGAGATTAATTCTAGACCAGTTAAAGCCTGTGTTGATATGGGGACTGGTATTTCGAGGCTTGTTTTTAAAGATGGCTCTGAAATTAAAGCTGATAGTAACATTGCCCGTTTAGTTGTTGACCGAACATTTAGAAAAGATCTTGAAAAAGTTGTGAAAGCACCTTTAGAAGGTGCTAAAGATGGAAAACTTATATTTAAAGATGCAAACGATGTTCAAGTATCATCCTTTGTGGAAAAGCAAGTCAACGACTTTAAAACCCCTACACGTGAGGTTGTTGAAGAAGTAAAAGAAGAGATAACAAATACAGAATTACGCTTTGTAAAAGTTAACTTTAGCGGCTCAAATGGATGGACAGCACAACTTACTAATGGTGATAATATTAGCGTAAAAATGAAAGATGATACTTTTCTTACTAGAATTGATGAAAATAAACGTGTATCCAAAGGTGACTTATTCGTTGTAAAATTAAAAACTACAACAATATTTAAAACTGGCGCGAACCCTTCAGTTAGTCGTGAAGTGATTAAGGTAGAACGCCATCGAGCCGCTAAAGAAGATAAGTTAATACCAGATAATAATGATGAGTGAAACTGAGGCATACTTTAGATTAATTTTAATGGCAAGCACTTTATTGTGCTTGCCTTATGTTTTCTTATATGTAACGCCCATACTTGCTAAATTGTTCGTAGCTCGTTTTTTTCCACCAAAACATTTAGACGTTGAAATTATTAATGGTGATACGATTAATAAAAAGCGTATTTCTCTTGAAAATGATGACGAACTCATTAATGCTTTATTAAACATAAGGGATAATGTTAATGAGTAGATTGTTTAAGAGCCCATTACTCATTGGTTTTGCTACGGGTATAAATACGATTGCAATTGCGGTTATCCAAGTGAATGTTACAGGTGAAACCAATAGATTAGCATACTCAGCATGTACACCATTCATTTGTAACACAATTGTCTTTATTATTGATTGGTTTTTAGCTAAAAAAAACGTTAAAAGCTCAGAGCAACTTAGGATTGAGAATTTACTAGATGATAAAATTTCTATTGCTCAGAAAAACCTTAAAGAAGCAATCAAATATAATTTAGACGTTGATACCTTTAAACAGCAATTGACCAAATTAATGAATGCGAGAGCTAACGTTCCTGCACTTGTCTCAAGAGCTCAAAATAGAAAAAGGCAAAGCGACTCTTAACTCGTTTATTAAATGCTATTAGATTAGAAAGGCCCCAAGCTAGGGGCTTTTTTTTTTGCTATATTTCAAGGTTACGCATACTATTTTTTGTTAATATTGTCGTAGAGGATACACTCTATTTTAGAAAGGTAAGCAGCAATCTTATTGTTCGACGCTGCGATCATAAACCCAGAAACTAACTCTGGGTTATTTCGAGCATAGTCATCTCCAAATAGAGTATCAATAGATTGCTTGGCTTGATGCAATATTTGGTCAGTATCTTGTGCTAAATCTTTATCCATTGTTTTCCTTTAATTATTTGATAATTGAATCTATTAAATCGTCATCTAAATGTACTGTTGCTTGTCTTGAAAAAGAAATTTTCATTTTTACAACTGGTTCAATAAAATCGAACTCAAAAGATAATGATTCAATATTACCTTCAATCGTTGGTTCAGAATCTAATAATAGAGATATAGATGCAGCCAATTGATTTTCTATGTTTGAAATAGGTATATTCTTTAATGATTGGAGTTTCTGGCTCGAATAGTTATCTTTTTTCTCTTTTCCATGATCTTCTAGAACGAGTTTACCTGTATCATCCTTGTAAACAGTTTGATTAAACTCAAAATGTACTAACTTCTCTCCCCTTGTTTTTAGCCTATAAAAATCAAGTCCGCCAAAATGAATTTCTACATCATCATTAAATCCATTTAATTGTTCTTTTAAATCACCAACATTCATAATTAACCCTCACATATTTTAGATTCAACATTATAGAATAAATATTACCCTATTAAGAAGGATGGCTGTAAGCGATTTTAAGCACCCTACTTTGTTTTGTAGCTACATTGCCTTACGCGCAATCCGTTTAAACACACTCAATCGAATTTAAACACAGTTTAAACATGGTTTAACTTGTATTTAAAGTTAAGATTCTACGTTTTGGTAATTAAGCCATGTTTTATGAAATTGTTGTTTGGTTGTTTTGAACTCTAAATTTAAATCTGTTGCCATACTGAGGTTGTGCCTAAGGGTTAAACGAATGTACTCGGATTCTGTAATAACTTGATCAACATATGCCTGATTAAGGTCGGCTATAAACTCTTTACTTGGGTTTGACTCCAATTTATTGGTAAGTGCTACGTAGAGTTGAGGCATGGCCTCATCGGGATTTGATGAAAGGTATTTATCTGGATTGTTGATATATAAATACACACCTAGTCCAATACCAGACAAAAGAAAGTATGCAGCTATAGTAATGAGTGTTTTATTTAAGGTTTTTAAATGAGCTTGCTTTAGCATAACCAATCCTTGGTGATTTTGTGTTTATTTAATATAGTATTTTAAAAATTATGTACAAGGGACTTGATGTGGAAACGGTTGATAAATTTTTAAATTTTTTAGTTAAATGCTTCTCTATTGATGAAAGTAGAGCATTACACAAGAACTATTCTTTTTGGTTTGCACTATTAACTCCAGCAATTATTGCATTGCTACTTGGTCTGAATTTAACTAGAGAGCTAGTTATACATGAAAGGTTCGATTTTGGTTTTACGGCTGTGCATTTGGATTCGTTTATTAAGTATTACAAGTTTCCTATCGGTCTTTTGCCTATATCAATATTGTTGAGTGTTATGGTCGCTCGGTTTCATGCATCTAAGCAAACAGTTCAACAAACCCACCTCAAAAATTATTTTGAACACTTTTCGTTTTTTGAATCGTTCTGTAATGATTTAGAAAAGAAGCATAATGTAAATATTAATGTTCGGGCACTGTATTTGAATTTTTATAATAAATCGAACATTAATCACTTTAGCCCTGTTCCAAGTGATGACTTGATCCATAGTTATGTTTATACATTACAGCTACTTTCTGATGAAATAGAGTGTAACAGTGATTTAGATTCTGTAGAAATAGCGACATATAAGGATCATATCCCTGATTTTGAAGGTGATTTCAGTCTCATAACCTTAGATAAAGATAAAAGTAACACTTATTATTGGGCATATGAAATGAAGAACCTTGTAAATGAGTTCTATTCTTTCCCTGGTAATAGAATAACCGCATTAAAGTTTATGGAGATTGAAAATAAACTCACACAATCATTCACAAATTTAACTCGTTCTCTAGCTCAGAACTTCCCTACAGTTGATTTGGAAAGCTTATTATTTTTTGACATAAAGGATTAACATTAATAATTTTGCTTGCGACTTTTTAAATACCCGCTTAGCCTATATACGTAAGCCCATTCTTAACGCTGTAAAGTCTTTTCCAGCGGTTCAATAGCCACTCCCCGCATACACTGGGTGCCACTTAGTTAGTTTATTGGCACTTGGAACATGGCAAACAAAACAACCCCAAACACCTCATTTAATTGGTTTGAAGTATTTAGAGCAGGTACACAAACCGACTCTAAAGGCGTTGAGCACACATTTAGCGATGCTGATTTAAACAGCGTAGTCGCTAACTTTAAACCTAAAAGCGCACCACTGGTTATTGGCCACCCTAAAATGGACGACCCTGCGTGGGGTTGGGCCAGTGAGCTAAAAGCAGAAGGTGGCTCTTTGTTTGCCAAAGCTGAAGACGTATGCACTGAATTTGCCCAAGCGGTACAAAGCAAGCGATACCCTAACCGCTCGGTTAAACTTGAAAAGGTGGCTAATGGCTACCAACTCGCTCACATTGGTTACTTAGGTGGCAAGCCCCCTGCTGTTGAAGGCCTAGCCTGGCAGTTTAACCAAAGTGATGACGCCGAAACACTTACCCTAGAATTTGCTGCCGGTGATATTGACAACATATCGCTGCGCACATCAAACACCCTTACCCGCCTAATGGGCAATTTACGCAACTTTATAACTGACCGTTTTGGCAGTGAAGCGGCTGATAAAGTTGTGCCCGACTACGAAAGCGAATGGTTAAAAGAAGAAACCATTATTGCTGAGCACGAACGTGCCAAGGTGAATAGTGGCGAGGGTGCCGAATTTAGTAAAGGCGATGATGACGCCACACCACCCACCCATGAGGACCATGCAATGGATGAAAAAGAAAGAAAGGCGCTGCAAGACCAGATTGATGCAGCTAACGCTAAAAACGCACAGCTTGAATTCGCGCAGCGTGTTGCAGCAGCTAACACCTTTATTAACACCGAAATTAATGGCGGCAAAGCCCCGCGCTTAACAAACACAGAGGGTGTGGCTGAGTTTATGGCCAAGCTTGACGATGGCGACACCACCTTTGAGTTTGCTGCCGCAGACGGTAAAAGCCAGGAACTTAAACCTGCAGCGTGGTTTGAAGGCTTTTTAAAAGGTTTGCCTGAACAAACGGGTTTAACTCACGAGTTTAACAAGGACGATAAAGACGGCGAAGTGACTGACGACAGTGCAGAAGCATTGGCAGCAAAAGCGCTGGAATTTCAACAATCACAATCTAGCAAAGGCATTGAAATTAGTATAACTGCCGCGTTAGACCACATTAAAAAGGCATAAAACCATGGCACAACCAGGATTTATAAAAAACTTTAGCGCTGAAGACGTTATACCGGCTAACCGTTTAGTGGTTGTATCGGCTGCGGCTGACTTTCATGTTGGGTTAGCGGTTGATGCCAGCGCAATGTATGCCGGTGTTACCGAGCAAGGCACTGACGAGCATTTACGTGTTGATGTAGTAATGACACAAAGCGCCCCAGTTGAGTTTGGTGCCGCGTTAATTGCAGGCACCCTAATTGTTGCTGATAGCGAAGGTAAAGCCGTTGAGTTTGACCCTGCTAACTTTGTGGGCCAAACCGAAGTATACGTTGCAGGTTGGGTAATGGAAGACGGCGAAGCTGGAGTGATTGGCGACGTGTTTTTAAACCCGCATGTAGTAGCAACAATTCCTAGCGCTTAAGGCGCTTGGGTTAACTTAATTATTAATAGTGAGGATTTGCCATGAGTAATGGTATGCCATTTACCCCCGATGTTGAGCAAACGGCCATAGCCATTGCTTATCGTAATAGAGCGTTAGTTGCAGACACACTTGCGCCCTATTCACCCGTTGGTTTACGTAACTATAAGTGGACCGAGTATAAAAAAGGCGAAAAATTTACAGTTGTAGACGATAAAATTGGCCGTAAGTCATCGCCGAATCAAGTTGAGTTTAGTGTTGAAGAGAAAACCGGCTCAGTGGTTGATCATGGTTTGTCTGATGTGGTGCCGAATGATGATGTAACCAATGCGCCAGTAAACTATAACCCGCGAACCCATGCCGCTGAAAGCTTAACTGACTTAGTTTTGCTTAACCGTGAAATACGTGTGGCAACTATGTATAACAAAGCGGCTAACTTTGGCAATACTCAATCGTTAGCTGCAGCAGGCCACAAGCGTTTAGATGACCCTGCACTTGATATTTTACCGTTTTTTTTAGAAATGCTAGATGCACCACTTATGCGCCCTAATGCAATGACAGTATCGCAAAGCGTGGCAACTAAATTGCGTACACACCCTAAGTTACTCAAAGCGTTTAATGGCACTAGTGGCGACCAGGGCTTAGTGCCATGGAGCTACATTAAAGAAGTGCTAGAGCTTGAGCATGTAACCGTTGGCCAAGCGCGCCTAAACACGGCTAAAAAAGGCCAAGCCGTTAACTTACAAAAGGTTTGGCAAGATACCCTGTCGTTTACGTATCACGACCCGCTAGCGTCGTTTAACAACAACCGCATGACCTTTGCACTCACTGCACGTTATGGCTCGCGTACATCGGGCAACCGTGACGTAGCTGCGGGCCTAAATGGTGGGGTTGAAATTATGGTAGGCGAATCGGTGCAAGAGCAAATTATTGCAAAAGACTGCGGTATTTTGCTGACCAACGTGCTGACACCAGCGTAATTAATTATTGTTGTTCCCTGTGTAAAGGCCCCAGTACCGACTTGCTCGGGGCCTTTTTTTACTAACTGAGGTGCCCATGTTTACGACAGAACAAGCAGTTATAGATAAAGTTGGTATTAATACGCTGTTGCAATTTGCGACTGCTAAGTTTGCAGCGGTAGGTAGCCGTCCAACGCGCGACGATGTTGAAGCAGCGCTATTAAGCGAAACGTACAACGAGTTGCAAGAGCAAATTAATGCCTGGTATGTACAAGCACAAAAAAATGTAAATGCGGTTATAGCAGGCTATGTAGCACGGTTTGCATTAAACCAAGACGATATAAATAACTCGGTATTGCCAGGCATTGCTAACGATTTAATGCATTGTGAGTTAGCCCCTAACATTGCTGACGAAAACCTTAAAGCCCTTAAAAGTAACGCTATGGCGATGCTCGACAAGGTTAGTAAAGGTGTGATCCAAATTAAGGAAGATGCGCCTGCAGGTGCAAGAACTGGGATGCGAACTAAACCTGCAGGCTCTCAATTTAATTGGCCAGGTTATTAAATTGGCGGGTGTATTTATAAATATAACGGGTAATGCGCTAACCGGTTTAACCCAAATTGCAAATACAAGTGGTGAACCTGCTGATGTATTGGATGATATTGGTGCATTTTTAGACATGGACGTCACCACCCGATTTTTACGTGAAGTAACACCCAGTGGTAAAAAATGGGAGCAGTCGCAAGCAGCAAAAGACCGTGGCGGTTTAACACTAACAGATGAGCGCAACCTTGCAAGCTCGGTAACGCATAACGTAAACGGCAATACGCTTGAACATGGTTTAGGTGAAAAGTACTCAGCAATACACCATTTTGGTGGTGAAACAGGCCGCAATAAAAGCGTTAAATTACCCGCGCGGGCAATTATTGGTATAGCAGCTGTGCAAGAAACTGAGATTAACGACATTATTACTGATTGGTTAATTTAAGAAGCCTCTTGGTTAAGTTTAAACAGTATTTAAAGAGCATTTAAATGGCATTTAACTTTGATTTAAACAACATAGAAACCCTGCTAAGCCAAACAATCCTTAATGCAACGGTTGGGTTTGCTAGCGACTTTAACCATGTGCGCGAGCATGCTGTACACAGTGCTCAGTTGTTTGTATTGCCGCTGGCAGATGACAACACCAATACTAATGAAGTACACGGCCTTGACGAATACCAAGTTAAAGATGTATTTGCAGTGATGATTGTGATCCCCTGCTCTGCAGGTAATGCCCATAGCGATATGCAAATAAAGCAATTGCGCAGTGATGTTAAAACCGCTGTAGCAGGTTGCCAGTTCGCAGGTTGGAACCCTATAAAGCTTGATAAGGGCCGCACAATTGAGCTTAGCAAGCAAACTAATAACTTAATTTACCAGTGCCAGTTTAGTGTAACTGGCCTACATACCGTAACTGTGAAGGTGATGCCATGAGCAAACAGACCGAGCCGCAATCGAGTAAACCCGCTGAACAACAGGCTGACGTTAACATAAAGCCTAAAATATCCCGCGCGATGACGATTGCCCAAAACGTTAACCAGGCTTTAGCTAAAGCAAAAGGTAACAGAGACGAGATAGCCGGCGCTTTTAACTTAAAAAGCGGTGAGCTAATTAAAGTGGAGAATAAATCATGAGTAGTTGGCGATTTAAAGACAAACTCATTTTAGCCGATGCCCTGGGCACAACTTTAACGGGCCTGCATGCCATTTATGCCAGTGACGTTGAATTATCGCTTGAAAGCGAAAGTGAAAAAGACGAGCTAGAAACCAGCTACAGCGGTGCCAGTATGGAAACCTTTTATGGTGAACATATAAGTCTTAACTTTAAAACCCCACTTGCCATGAGTGGCACAGCCGGTAACGAACCTGCGTTTGCCCCGCTGCTACTTGCTTGCGGCATGGTGCAAGTTGCCGATGCAACAAGCGTTACCTTTACAAAAGGGGCCGCTGTTGCAGTTACATGCTTAGTACGCTTTGGTAAAAACACCCACAACATTAGCGAAATGAAAGGCAATGTGAGCTTTGCGCTTGAAAAAGGTAAGCCCATGCTTAACTGGCAGTTTAAAGGCTTGTTTAGTGCGCCGGTTGCAAGTACTGCCGCCCCTGCGGTTGATTGGGATCGTTGGGTACGCCCTGAAGTACTTGGCGTAAGTAATAGCAGTGATTTTAAGCTTAATGATGTTAAACGTACGCTGCACAAAATTACCATTGATTTAGGTAATAACGTGGTGTTTGACCGCGCTATTAACCACGAAGAAATAATGATAACCGGTCATGAAAGCAGCGCTAATTTTACGCTAACAGCAGAAGAATTAACCAGTTTCAACCCGTTTGATGACGTTGCTAAAGTGCAAATGTTTGAGTTTACCCATGGCACAGCTACAGGTAAAAAAGTAACCATTATTGGCCGTTACCAAATGCCGTGGCCTAAATACACCAGCCTGGACTCAGAATTAACTGGTTATGAGTTTGACGGCAAGCTAGTGCCCAGTGGCGCAGGCTATGACGAACTAACGATAGTGTTTGAGTAAGTTAGTTATTCATAAATAATAAATTAGGACAGCAAAAATGAAATTAAAACTATTAAACGCGTTAAAAAATGCGGTTATAAGCGCCCCGCTTGATTTTGAATTTGGTGGGTTACCTTTTAAGTTTACGGCAAAAATTAAACTGGTACCTGAAAGCGAGCTTAAAACACTGACTGAAACACAAGGCACGAGTGATGGCGAGATTGTACGTGAGCTGTTAGTGGGCTGGAATGATTTTTTTGATGACGGTAAAGAGGTGCCTTTTGATAAAAGTACCCTTGAAGAGCTGCTTGTTTATAGTGGGCTAACAGCCCGCTTAAGTGTTGAGTGTATTAACGCCCAATACCGTATCACTGAAAAAAACTAGCCGATGTTGCTGGGTGGTTTTTGGGCGACCTAGCAGCAGACAGTAAAACCCTTGATGACGACGAAGCCCATTTTGGCGCACCTAAACAAGTTGTGCCACACGATGAGGAAACATTGTTTGTATTGCCCCAAAACCACACAGCAGTATTGGCATTAACGACCGCCAGTAGCCAGTGGCAACGGGATAACGATGGGGTAGAAATTGCCCTTGATTATGCTAGAGCTGATATAGCCTGGCGCTATGCAAATATAACCCTTAACCCCGATGATTTTGCAAAACTGCAAACCCTAGAGCGCACCATAATTGGACTAATAAGGCGACCCGATGAGCAACAACTTGAATTTGGCGTTACGCTTAAGTTATGACGGTAAAGCAGTTACCACCGGTGCGCGCCAAAACGTAAACGAACTAAACCGCATACCCCAAGCAGTACAGCGCCAAGTTGCAGCTAACCAGCAATTAGGCGCAAGCCAAGCCCGCATTATGCAACAGCAAGGCGCTATGACCCGTCAACTCGGGCTAATGAATACCGCGTACGGGCAAATAGGTGCAACCCTTACGACCTTAGTGGGTATTGGTACCGCGACTATGTTTGTGCGTGATACCGGTGCTGCACAATTACTTGATACTCGCTTAAAAGGATTAACTGGCTCAGCTGAAAATTACGCCAAAGTACAAGAGTATTTATTTGCTACATCTGATCGCTTAAATACCGGTTACACCACCCTTGCCGACTCTTACAGTAAAATTTTAACCCTACAAGAGGTTGGCGTTGTTACTCAAACTCAAGGTAAAGCCATTTTAGAGGGTATGGCCAATGCCGCCGCTAAAACGGGGGCCAGTAATGTGCAGCTTGGGCAGAGTTTGTTTGGTATGACACAAGGGATGACTGCCGGCGTTTTACGTGCAGAAGAGCTAAACCAAGTAACCGAGCCTATGCCAGGGCTTTTACAAAAACTCGATAAAGCAGCAGGTAAAGCCGCCGGCGGCTTTAGGCAGATGGTGAACGATGGCCAAGTAACCAGCCAGATGTTTAAAAATTACCTTATTAAAGCACTTAACGATTACGCCGGTGCTGCTGAGGCCACTGAGGGTAAAATAAACGCCAGCTTTGCTGAAATGGGTAACGAGTACCAGCGCTTAATACGCAAATATGAAGAGCCCGTAAACTTTGCTGTTACCAGCGTGGTTGACTCAATTACCGATACCATGGCGTATTTACGTGAAAACGAAGAGGCTGTGGATAATTTAGTGGTGGCAACCGGTGCATTAGCTACTGTATTAACCGGCCATTTAGTAGCAGGGTTAAGTGCCAGTGCTGCGGGGTATGTAACTAGCGTTGCGGCAAAGAACCGCGCGTTAATTGCGGATGCAGCCCTTGCAAAACAAAATCAGGCGAATGCGGCTTTAGAGCTACAGCGCGCCGCACAAATGAAAGCCTATGCACAGCATACGCTTGCTGTGGCTAATACCACCAACTTACGCACTGCAGCTGTTGCCCGTTTGGCTGCTGCTAATACCCGCTATACAGCAACACAAGCCGCTGCTACTACCGCTACTAATATTTATACTGCTGCCGCTGGGCGTGCAACGTTAGCAGCGCGGGGCCTTAGTACTGTAATGGGCTTGTTAGGTGGACCCGTTGGATTACTGGTAACGGCTGGGCTTGGCCTTGCCTACTTTGCAAGCCAAGGCGATGACGCTACCGACTCAGTTAATAAACTCAAAGAAGCCAGTAAAGATCTAAACCCGTATGCCAATTTAACCAGTAGCCAGGCACAAGGTTTACTGCTAATGGCACAGGGCCGCATTAAAAATGCGATTCAAATGGCCGATGAAGCAAGGGAACGTTTTAATAACCCGTTTTTAAAAGGTAAGTTTTCTGACGTTGAAGCTGCTGAAAAGCGCGTTACTGATTTAAAAAATGAAATTGTGGCGCTACAACAAGTGCTTGCTATTAAAGAAACAGAAAAGCCTAAGCCTGCCCCTGTTAGCTCAAGCGCCCTGCCCGATAACATTAAGCGTTTAGAAGTAAGCCTAATGGGCGAAGAAGCCCGTTTAAAAGACAGCTACGAAAAACGTAAGCAAATGGTCATTGTTGCTCGTGAGAACGATACGGCTAATAAAGTTAAATACGATACCATTTTAAAGCAGCTTGATGTTAAATACGGTGAAGACCTAAAAGCAATTGCACAAAAACGTGAAACCGAAAAAACACGTATACAAAACCAAGCTGAAGAAAAACGTAAAAACGATTTACAACGCGATTTAGAAAACCGTATTGCTACCGTTAAAGGCTTTGCTGGGCGTGAAGCACTTGCCGCTTATAATAACGAACTTAGTGTAGAACAAGCACGCCAACAAGCACGGGTTGATGCCAAGCGACGCTCACAATTAGGTTTAGCGGCCAATGATGAAAGTGGCGAGCTTAAATATAACGCAGATAACCAAATTCGTGAGTTAGAGCGCCAATCTGAACTTAATGCTGCAAATGGCTACCATAGCCAACGTGAAGCGAGTGAAGCCGCACACCAAGAACGATTGATGCAAATTAAAACACGCCATACAGGTGCTTTACAAAGCAACATTTTAGCGTTTGCTAACTTTGAGAAAAAAACAGAAGCTGAAAAATCTAACGCTATTGTTGGCTTGGGTGCCACTACTTTTAAAGCAATGGCTGGACAAAGTAAGACAGCATTTAAAGCCTATAAAGCGTTTGCAATTGCGCAAGCTGTTATAAATACCTACCAAGGTGCAACAGCTGCTTATACGTCTTTGGCCCCTATTCCCATTGTTGGCCCAGTGTTGGGTGGTGTTGCAGCTGCGGCAGCGGTTATGATGGGCTTACAACAAGTACGCCAAATTAAAGCTCAGCAACCGGCTGGTATTGCGCACGGTGGTTTAGATTATGTGCCGAATGAATCTACCTACGTATTACAACGTGGCGAGCGTGTATTAAGCCCGAAACAAAATACAGAAATTAGCCAAATGGCACGGCGTTACAACGCCGGCGGCGCAGCGAATGATGGTGGCGGCTCTGGTGGTGTAAGTATACATATAACCAACCAAATTACCGTGCAAGGTGGTGCTAATGAGCAAACATCGCAAGCGGTTGGCCAAGACATAGCCCGCCAGGTGGTTGGGGTTGTTGTGGCTAATATACAAAGCAACGGTGCAATTATTCGAGCAGTGCGAGGTGCTGCTTAGTTGTTAAGTGTTTGAGATTGGTGTAAAAAGGAGTTTTAAAAAGCGAGGGAATGTAATGACTGAACAAGAGATACAGCAGAAAAAAGAAGCTGAGTTTATAAAATTAATTATTATTGTAGCAGTATTTGTACTTTTAATAGTTGGTATAACATTTGGCTTTTTATTTGAACTTACGCCCTCTAAAAAGCTAAAAACATGGGTTGATACTGCAACAATATTCACAGGCGTTGCAACCCCAATTTTGTCTACTGTGTCTGTTTTTTTATTGTATTTTGTTTGGAAAGATAACCGTAGAGAACTCGCAGCTACCAAGAAGGCACTTACAGAACAGTCTGACACGCAGAATTTTAGCGTTATAAAGGATGCTGTTTTTGAAATTGCATATCAAGCAAAATTACGTCTTCAAAATGATGTTGAAATTTTTGAGACTGATAATAGGATAGAGTTTGTTAATTTGGATCAAGAAACACGGAATGTAATTGATGATTATTATCTAGAAAATATGAAAACAATACCTTTTGAAGAGTTCCTCTTCAGTTATTTTATGTTTACCAAAGTCAAACCTATTGAAAAGAATAAAAAGAATCTGCAGCACATTGATATGTTGTATTCTGAAGAAACTTTTTATTTTATTGATAAAATTAAATCCATTGCGATGTTTATGATGAAAATAAAAAGTATTGAGTATAAGAGTATTCTTGAAATTACTTTGTTTTCTAAACTAACCATCTTTTCTTGGTTAATGTTCACTGAGATAGCTTTCCACTTATATAAAACAACTAGGGAAGAAGAGAAAAAATATTCTGAGCTTGTATTTCTCGAGATAGCTGGTTTAACATGTAGGCAGCTTAAAGAAGTTTATTGGATTGATGCACTTTCTGATGAAGTGTTACTTGAATTAAAAGCTCGTAAACTACTATAACTATGTAAACCCCTTTCCAGCCGAAAACTTACCCCTTAAATTTTATACTCGTTACCAGTGTTTTATTATGAAACTTGGTAACGATGCAACCACTCCCTTTACCCAAACGGCCTAAAAGCTCTAACTTTACGTTAGTGCCTAATAGCCAAACCCATTTAAACAAAGCCAATAACGCCACTGAGGTTTATGACCTTGAAGGTGCTTACTGGGAATTTGAAATTGAACTTGCCAATGTGCCTGAGCGTGATGCCCTCGCCCTTGATGGTTTTATTGCTAGCCTACGCGGCCAAGTGGGTACGTTTACGTTAATTGATTACCGCCGTGAACAGCTAGATAAAGACTTTACGGGCTATGTGCGCGGTGCAAACCAAGACGGGAATATTTTAAATTTATATGCGCTACCCGCTAACCAAACGTTACTGGTTGCCGGCGAACGTATGCAAGTAGGCGTAGGCCAAAACACTGAACTTAAAATATTAACGGCTGACCTGGTAAGTGACTCAGTTGGCCAAGCGACGGCTATTTTTGAGTCTCCTGTACGAAAAATACCTGCAGAAAACACCCTTATTACATTTAAGCAACCAGCTGGATTGTTTCGACTTGCTGATAATAAGCAAGGGCTTGCTAGTGCGCAGTATAAAAACGGCATAGTTACCAGCTGGAAAATTAAAGGGCGTGAGGCGTTTTAATGGAGAGCTTAAACTCGGGGTTACTTGCGGATTTAGCCACCAGTGGCCGCGCTCGCTTTTTTGTGCGACTTGCGCTTAAAAGTGGCGATGTATTGCTGCACACAGGTGTAGGCGAGCGCCGCTTTGCTAATTTAACTTGGCACGGCGTGGGTATGCTTGGCACTGTTAGTGAAATACCCGCTAATGATAATAACGACAGCGCCCGCATACGTTTAACCCTACACACTCAAGACCAGGCAATTTTAGCCGAAGTGGCCGAGAACGACCCGATAAGCCAGGACTGCGAAATTTACCTTGTTACTGTTGATGAACATTACCGTGTTAGCCAAAGCCAGTTACTTGAAAGCGGCTACATTGTGGCATGTGATGTAGAGCGTGGCGATGTATCGCAAGTGCAGCTTAGTGTTGCAGGTGAAAGTGAACGCTGGAAAGACGCACGGCTACACCAACGTTGGAATGATGCAACCCAAAAAGCCCTTTACCCGGGTGATGTGTTTTTTAGTGAGCAAGTCACGACCAACAAACAAAACCTACCTGATACACAACCTGGTAAATACATAGGAGGCAACCGCTATGAACGCCAGCGCTAAACTTGCTGCTTTTATAAACCGCCGCAACTGTGAACCCTTTAAATGGGGTAAAAACGATTGCTGCTTATTGGTAGCCGATTGGGTGCTATTTGCAACCGGTAACGATGTAGCTGACGATTTTAGGGGTAAATACCGCACTAAAAGTGGCGCATTTAAACAACTATTTAAACGTGGTTTAAACGATGTTGAAAGCGTGTTTAAAGACCGTTTAAACCCCGCTATACCAATTAACTATGCTCGACGTGGTGACTTGGCTTTAGTTGAGTTTAAAGACGAATATGTAGGCGGTATTGTAACCGTTAACGCGGTGGTGTGTGTTGGCGAAAATGGCTTAGTGACGTTACCAATGGACACGGTAAAAGCGGTTTACCCATTGGAGCCGCGAAATGTCTAAGGTCGTAGATTTAGTTGTAGATACGGGCGGCGATATATTTGGCCTTGGTCGCAGTGTATTTGATAAAACTGTAGGCGCTTTATGGGATTCACTCACCCCTGATGTACCTGAAAAAGATTTAGCCACACTTGGCCAAGGTTTGCAAAAAGGCATAGACCAACCACGCCGCATTACATTTGGTCGTGACCGCGTTGGCGGTGTTATTGCCCACCAAGCAGAAGTTGAAAAAGGTGGTAAAAAATGGATGCAGTTAATTGTATTGATTAATGGTGCCCCTATTGATGCCCTTGAAGAAATTTACATTGCTGATAAAAAGCTCACTGATTACCCACGAGAAAGTTGGGATTACTCTTTAAGCGATGGCCGCCAAACCACAGCTAACGCAAAAGCGGTAGCTAAAATGGCGGGATGGACGAGTGAACATGTTGGCTTTGGCCAAAGCCATGTTTTTATTGAAATGGAAAATAATCGTGAAGTGTTTGAAGATGGCATAAACGATATGGGCTTTTTAATACGGGGTGCCCGTGTATGGGACCCACGAGATACAGCCCAAAACCCTGACGATGAAAGTACCTGGCTTTGGAGCCAAAACGCCGTACTGTGTGCCCTGCACTATGTGCGTTTTTATGGAGCTCATGAAGTTCCTTTTGAACGTTTACCGTTACAGTGGTGGATTGCTGCCATTAACGTGTGTGATGAAGATGCCGAATTTACCGACGCTGATGGCGTTGTTACCACCGAGCCGCGTTACACAACCAATGGTAGCTTTACATTTAGCTCTAAGCCGCTTGAAGTGTTAGGCCAGCTAGAAGCGTGTTTTGCGGGTAAAATATTTAGGCAAATGGGCCAGTGGTATGTACGCGTGGGTGCCTGGTATGGCGAACCGACCTACACCATTAATGCTGATGATGTTCACGGTAATATTAAAATTAAATGGCATGCTGATTTACGAGAGCGTGCCAATGTTGTGCGTGCTACGTTTACCGACCCCGAACAAAACTACGATCGTACAGACGCACCGCCTGTTGTGTCTGCGGGGTATCAGGCTATTGATAATCAAATATTAGAAAAGTCTATATCACTCCCCTTTGTGCGCAGTAGTACTACAGCACAACGCCTGGCGACAATACATTTAGAACAAACACGTTTAGGCGAAATAGAGTTACCCCTCAAACACAAAGGCTTGGCTGCAGCTGTTGGCCGTACTGTGTACTTAAACTTACCTGGCGAATCGATAAATAATAAGGTTTACCGTGTAACAGAGCGCCGCTTTAGGTTAGATGGTGGCGTGACCTTAATGTGTGTTGAAGACGGCCCCGATTTATGGGCTGATAACATAATACCTGGTTCGCAGGATTTAACCCCAAACAGTGACTATTTAGTGGGCAAACCACAGCCTGTTTTTGATGTAAGGGTAACAGTGGATGGTGATGGAAATGGCATAATAAAATGGTCCCATCCGACCCCGCTTGCTGTTCATGAATACGATGTTGAGTTTATTAATACTGCTGCAAACGAGCAGGTATTTAAAACATCGGTAACATACACCCAAGTAACTATTCCTAACTTGCAACTGGGAGAATACACCGCGCGTATTAGCGCTAAAAACATATTTGGCCAGCGCTCACTCCTTGTTGCTGTGCAATTTAGTGTGCAGACCCCTACCTTGCCGACTGTGTATGTAACTGTTGATTATAACCAAATTACATTAACCGCTAATATTGCCGCAGCAGGCATTGGCACCGCGTTTGAATGGGAGTTTTTGGGAACAGCTGAACAACCGCAAAGCGGTGAACGTGTGCTAGCACAGATTTATAACCGTATTGGTTTAAAAAGCGAAACTGAATATAAATTTAGAGCGCGGAGCGTTAATCACCTGGGCGCAAGTGACTGGGTTAATGTAACAGCCACTACGACCACCGTTGATTTAACCAAGTACATTAATAATGTTGAGTTAACCCAGCTAAGCGAAGATGCACAAACTTTAATTGAAGATATGAACCAGCAAGTTGATCGCTTGCGACCTGGCACTGAAAACAATCTGCCCGATGTACTTGAACAAACCGTTAGTGATTTAAACCTTGAAAAGCGCCACCGCCAAGACATTGAAAAAGGCGTACTCGATTTATCAGCAAATTACACCAACTGGCGCCAAGAATACGAACGCCGCCAGTTAGGCAGCGAGCGCTTAATTGATGCCGTGGCATACTTTGACCCTGAAAACGGCCTAATCGTTAACCGTGCGTTTTCATACACCAACGAAGCATTTAAAGAGGCTAATCTATTAATCGACGGCGTAAACACCAGTATAGCCCTGCAAGCTAACCGCATAACACAAAGCGATACCCGTTTGACTCAGGCCGAGGGGGAGCTTGAAGTACAAGCAGGAAAAATAAACCAGCGCGCCACATTTACAGAAATGCGCACCGAAATAGCCGGTGCCATTGAAGCATTAACCCCCGCGTATAGCTGGCACTTCAACACCTCAACTGAGGGCTTTGCTGGCGATGTAACCTACAGCGCACTTGGCTATGTAACACTTAATACCACGGCTTACACGCCTGCCATCAGCTTTATTGCTGATGAAAACCCTATGTTGCGCATTCGCTTTAGAAAACACGCCAATTCCCCGTGGTTAGGTAATATTTATTTAGGTGAATCGCAGTTATTAGTGAACGTGTTAGAGCCAGAAACAGAAAGCTGGGAAACACGAAACATCGACCTAAGCACCGAAGATGGCTACATCGGTGAAGTTGCGGGCTTAAAGTTTGACTTAGGCCATGTTGATGTTGATTTTATTGAAATAGGCAAACGTGGTGTAAACGATTTAGCGCTCAATGATATAACTGCCCGCGCCACCATGCTAGAAAACGATATAGACGCTGCCACGGGGGTAATGGCGCAGTATGCAACCACTAAATGGGTTGATGAATTTGGCTATCAAACAGAGTCAAATGTAAACCAAATACTCGACACATTTAACAGCACGTATCAAGTGAGCGCCTCACTTAAACAGCTAACCGATAACGACACCCTTGAAAAAGCAAACGCTGCCCAGCAGTTTATTAACGGCGCAGAGGCGTACATTAAAACGCAAATCACCGCGTTTAATGCCGCCGAGGGCGGTATTGATGCTAAGTTTTCAAACGTTGAGCAAAACTTAGACGCCATTAGCGGCACTATCAGCGATAACATTGTGCAAGTGCGTGGGCTTGAACTAGAGCTTAAAAACGCAAACTTAAACGATGTGATTGCCGCCGCTAACCAGTTAATTCAAGGCAATGAACTTGCACAGCAAGGCGTAAAGTTAGCCGTTGCACAGCGTAACTTAAAAGCCAATGCCACCGACATAGAGGCCGTTGCCCAAGAGTCACTAGAGCTAAGTGCCCTGCTAGACCAAAACCAATCACAAATACAGGCATTAAACACAGCGTTTGTAAACGAACAGCAAGCCACGGTCGCGCGCGACGAACGTTACCAAGCAACGTTTGACAATGTAACCGCCCGTTTTAGCGATGTAACCACGGCCATTGCAACTATTGACCAAGCAAACACAATTCGCGATCAAGAATTTGAATCCTTTGTTGCTGATACGGTATCAAGTTTTGACGAAGTGACCGAAACCTTTGCAAGCCAAAACCAAGCTTACACAACGCTTGAACAAACACTGACCTCAAAAATTAACACCGATACCGCCGAGGCGAAAACTCAAGCAATCGCCACGGCGCAAGAGTACACCCGTACTGCAGTGGGTTACTGTTTAGATGCCCAAGGCAATATCACTAACAGTAACGATGCTGTGCAATGTGTTGCTGATGGTGGTTCGTGGGTTAATGGGCCATTAGCTGAATTTATTGCCAACATGCAAATAAGTGACGGCGCCAATAGTGCTAGCATTAAGCAACTACGCCAAGTATTTAAAACGGTAGATGGCCAGTTGGTTGCCCGTGGCGGTTGGCAGTTAGACAACAACGGTCGTGCTGTGGGTGTGGTTGGTTATAACGATGGCCAAGTGGGCAACTTAGACTTGGTGGGCGATGTAATTCGCCAAGGCGTGATGGTGGGCAATACCTTTGTACCCACGTCATACATTGATAATACCGACCCTGCTAACCCTGTTCAGGTATTTAAAGGCCGAATGGAGCTAGGTGATGGTTATACCGTTAATAGCGTAGAGGACATTAAAGCACAGGATGGCTCTGGCGCTTTTACTTTAAAACCTACAGCGTATGTGGCTGTAACTCCTACTGAGATAGTCTGCACAGGCGGGCTTGGGTGGGATTCCGGTGGTTATGGTTTAGAGTTGTATTCAGGAGATTGTTTTGTCTCTTGTAACATGATAAACGCGGCAAGCCGACTCATGATGGGGTTATCTAAGGATTCGGGAGCAAGCCCTACCTATACGTCAATAGATTTTGCAATATACCGAGAACAAAATAACAATGTATCCGTATACGAAAGCGGTGTAAGTAGAGGTGTGAAAACCACAATGAGCGACGCAGACGTTATGTCGGTTGTTCTTGTGGGTAACAAAGTGGAGTACCGTAAAAACGGTTTAACTTTTTATGTCTCAACCGTCACACCGTCAGGGTCTTATCGCTTTGATTGCTCCTTTGTTGCCAAGGGAGATAAATGTACCAACATCACTATGGGTGAAATGCTAAAAGGTGATGATGGTCAAGATGGTCAAGACTCTGGCAGCATCAACCTTGCGAACCATTCTGACTACTGGGTAATTGGTCGCCGTGGTTCACAGGGCCCATTCATTCAAAATGGGTCGGATAATGAAAATACTATTATTGCAGATACGGGCCCTTTAGGTACCGTCGAATCAATATGGTATGCACAAGCGGGTAATAATAGCTCAGATGGTGGTTGGAATATGAATAATATTCCAATTAACCATGAAAAAACCTATCGCTTTTCAGTATGGATGAAGCAAGAAATTGGCATTGCTAATAGCTTGTATTTAGGTTGCGATGATTGCTTAACATTATCAGGAGTTACAAATACCAACCCTTATTTTTGGTCGGGTGATTTACCACAATTAAATAAGTGGTATTTAGTTGTTGGCGTATTGCATTCATCTAAAAAAACCAGTGGCACTATCTCGGGTTTGTCAGGGGTATATGACCCAGTAACCGGTAAACGGGTATTAGTTGGTACGGATTTTAAGAGTATTGCTAATCGCAATGTGCAAACTCACCGCGCTTATCGTTATTACGTAACGAACCAAAGCCACACGGCTAAATTTGCGCGCCCACGTTTAGAGGTAATGGACGGTGGCGAGCCCTCAGTATTTAGCTTGCTGGGCACCCTTACAACCACTGACCCTGGCACCCGAGGCGCAGGGCGTTATGATCTGGGTACCGCAACGGGTGCTTGGTCGGATACTACAGCAAACAATATTGTACCTAATGGTGTGCCGGTAACGGGTGATGTTGTAACAATATTTAAGGCAAGCGATCCTAAAATACAAACTACTAAACGCTATACGGGTTCAACATGGCAAACCTATGCGCTACATATCCATGGCAGCGCATTAATTGAGGATACCCTGGACGGTAACGTATTACGTGCGGGTACCCGTATCGAATCGCCGCGTATTGATATGATAGGCTCCAACTTTTTAAAAGTGGAGTTTGTGAACGGGTTTGGCCCCGATAATTTATGGTATTGGTATGGGCCTAAAATTTTAGTGAATGGCCTACCCAACCTGAATGCGCTAACAAAAGCGAACGCTACAGATTGGAAAGATGTGTATGGAAACTCATTCACCCGAGGCACATTTGTAGCTGGTTCACTAGAAACCAGTGCCTCTACGTCACAACTAATCAGTACACCATCAAGAGAGATTGAATTTACCAGCAACGGTCGATTAATTCATCTTGCGGTGAGCTATTCATATAGTCGCTATTCTATTGGGCCGACTAATGGCGCACCAAACACGGTTTATTGTCCAAGTAGCCCTATCATGACACCTGTCAGTGGCACGGTTTACTTAGAGCGTTGGACGGGTTCGTCATGGGTTGTTGTTCAACAGAAAAACTTTTCAGGAACCTATGATTGTACTAATGGGTTTTACGAAAGTGAACCTGGCTCATCCAATGACCCCTACAGAGCGACGACAAACTCTAATACCAGTTTTACAGCCACCGAAACGCGTAGTGCGGGATATGTTAAGTACCGCGTTAGAGCGGTTGTAAATAACTTTATATCAACGACGCAAACAGGCCAATACCTATCAATTGCGGCTAGCGAATAGCCGCAAAGACTAGAGAGGATTAACCATGGCAACCTATACAGCCAATCAAGTAAGCATAAATAACGGCTCAAAGCTCGTTACTGTTAATAGCAATGAAAGCCCTGAAAGCGTAAGCCAAGGGGATTTTATTCAAATAGCTAACTACCCGCTGGCCGAAATAAACCGTACTTTTTTAGACGCAAACAGTAATCATATTATTGAGCTGGTTAAAGTTTGGAAACACAGCGACCAAACAACCCAGCCTGCGATTGTGGTACCTACTACGGTGGATTTTAAAGCCACGGTTGATGCACTAAAAAAAGCAAATATTTTAGTCAATGACAACACTAAAGCTATGCAAGATTGGCAAACAAAGCTAGGTTCGGTCACGTTTATAAATATTGACGAAACGCAAACAACCATAAAAACATTAAAGCAAATGGAAAGCGATTTTAATGAACTTATGGCGCGCCTTGAGGCGGGAAATACTAAGGATATAGAAAGAGTTGTAGTTGTTGGCGCTTCAATAATGTTTTCGGCATATGGTAAAAGCCTAACCGAACCAAGTGCTGAGGGTACACAGGCATTTGTTGATCAAGGTATTTCAGGGGTTCCGGTCTATGGTTACTGTTTCCCTGGCGAAAATATGGCGCAGTTACTCCCCCGCGTTCAAGAGGCGGTTGCTCACTTTGATGCTGCAAGCACATTGTTTGTTTTTCATGGTGAGGGTAACTCAATCACTGAATCACGGCCTTACACTGGAATGGAACAGGCAGCACAAGATAAGTTTAGTATTGAGCTTGATGCCATTCTAAATGCTTTTTCAGGGACAAACTTTATATTGTCCGAGGTATCATTCAGGGCGTATGCTGATCCAGCAGGCGTTTTTGGTAGAGATGCGTTCAACGATGAAGCATTAGGTTCTCTACCTTACAACACAACATATAACCACCCTAGAATATTAAATTTGCAGCCTGAATATGTTGATGAAAACGGGGTTAGCGTTGTCGATTTCTACAATCATTTTAGGAATGACTTTGAGAAAATGCTTGCGGCCGATGGCGTGCATCTCACAACGCCTTATGGTGTTGACTCGGTAAGGCAATTCCTACCAACACGCATTAAATTTGCTATACAGGGCGGAGAAAAACCAGCCCCAATAATACCAGCCCAAAAAGATAATGTGACAGGGGTAGAGGCCAAAGCTACGCTTTCATTTGGCTATAAAGATGAAAGCTTACAGAACTCTATAAACGTAGATTCAGCAAAGTTAGGGCAAGAAAAATACCTTAAATCAGATTTGGGCGTTCCAACCCCTTACATTTATAGCATGCACTCGTCTGATCCAAGCTCAACAGGCAACAATCTGAATGGCGCAAACACAACGGGCATTGGTGATTACGCCGGTGATATATATTGCGATCAAATGGTAAGTGATAGTTGCTATGCCCAGCAAGGGGTAATTCTAACGCATAAAGTTAAAGGACTAACCCCAAACAGCGCTTATATATTTGAGGTTGTAGCTAATAGAAACTCAACGGAGCAAAGAATAACAAACTTAGACTTTGGCTCTGGCTATATTGATATAAATACGAGCGAGGATATTCCACAACAGCCACAATCTATACAAGTAACATCAAATGCACAGGGTGAGATAATATTTACCCAGACGAATAAATTAGGTTCATTTAGTTATCTTGGGGCGTTTAGTGTCTATAGAGCCTAATTATTCTGATTTGTCCGACTTGAGTAATTGGTTAGATACAAGGTAGCAATAAATTTACTTTAAGCTAACTCAATAAGATCAACTTAACTTAATTGGTGATTTAATCATGCAGTATGCCTGGTAAGGAAAGCGGATATCTTATTTGCCGTATCATGCTAATTGAAATAGTGAGTTTTAATGTTAAAGAGAGGATTAACTTAATTCACTATTTAATTTTATTTAGTCTTCATAAAGTTAGATTTAACAAAAGGGTGAACATTTTGTACTCTATTGATTATTTCATGTAAACAATCATTTTTTGTTCTATTAGCTTTAATCTCTAGAGCAAAGTCGAACAATGAGTATGAATATGAGTTATTTATTTTATGATTCAGACCACCATATGCATGAACAATCGAAGCATGATTACCAACTAATTCATTTATTTTATTTCGTTTAGAATCTAAAAAATTATTCCATATTAAACTTTTACCAGATTGAAAAACTGTTGTTAGATCATCATTCAATTTAGAATTTCTTATATATGTTGGAGTTAAGTCAATCGCGATTATCCCAAAGCCCTCATGTAAAGATATTTGCTTTGACGCCTCTTTGATTCTATTAAGGATTTTGTTTGCACTTTGTGGTCGCTTACAAGCAATATTGTATCTATTACCTAAATAATAAAAAAACAAATCAGGTTCTCCAAACTTTACATCATAACCAGCTTGTATATATTTTGATGCAATAAGGAGCTCAAATTGAGTATTCCTACCTTTTTTATTTGTTCCTGATAACTCATCAACATTATCTTTGGTGATCGACTCAATTATAACCTCGTTATGAGCACTTGAAAGCGTATTAATAATTTCATAGATCTCTAGAACTTCATGATAAATCAGCGTTCTTGGAAGGTTATCCCAGTTTTTTGATACTTGCTCTTCAAATAAAGTCAGCATTCCCCAAATTCTCGAAGATCGATTTACTTGATACTTATCTAAAAATGACTTAATTGATTCTATTATGTATTGATGATCGGTAACAACTTGTATGTTAAAAGGTTTTTGCCTAAATACAGCCATATATACACTCATATCTATTAGAAGACAATCCTCAGAGGACCAAACAATGATACACAAACATTTACATTTTGCTACTTACATATGTTAGCGCTTATTACTCTGTTTAATATATTATCTAGTCTTACGGCTGAGTTTTCTATTATCTGCAAGTAAAGAAGAATAGAACAATATACGCTCTTACCTCATGGTTATTTTAGATAAAATCTAAACTACTAATGAAATATATAAGAACACAAACGAACTACTTCAATATCACTCTTTCAAAACCAATTAAATTAGTTTCAAACAAACTTTAAATCTTAAGCGTAAGTAAACGACTAAATTTAAAACCCGCAGTATTTAACATAATTCACTAATTCTAAAATCTATCGTTATTTTTTCTAAAACCCAACGGCGGCTTACACTATCGGCAATTACGTCACTTATAAACAT